GGGACTGGATTCTAAAGGTAAGTATCTTACCGCTTATAGGGCTGATATTCTGTTTAACCTTACTAATTCCAAGTTGAAAGTATTGGCTGCTGATGATAGTAAGTTAGATGGTTTTAATGCCAGTTTTGGGTTGTTGGATGAATATCACGCCGCTAAGAATAGTAAGGTTAGGGATGTTATCAAGTCTAGTATGGGAATGAGAATGAACCCACATCTTTGTACTATTACTACCGCTGGATTTGACAAGACCTTACCCTGTTATCAATTAAGAACCGTAGCTATAGAGGTGCTGAACGGCTTAAAGATAGATGATGAAATGTTTATAGCTATCTATTCTTTAGATACTGCTGATGATTGGAGAGATGAAATGAATTGGGTTAAATGTGCACCAAACTTAGATATTACAGTTACTTCCAAATACATTAGGGGGCAGGTACAGCAAGCTATTAATAACCCTGCTGATGAAGTCGGAGTTAAAACTAAGACTTTGAATCTATGGTGTGACAGTTCTAATGTGTGGCTTCCAGAAGATTATATAGTTAAGTCCAGTAAAGAAGTTGAGCTTAATAAGTTCGCTGGTATGGATTGCTATGTAGGTGTGGATTTGGCTGCTACTTCGGATTTGACTGCTGTAGCTTACTTAGTAGTACTGGATGGTACTTACTACTTCAAAACACATTACTATCTTCCAGAATCAGCATTAAAGGATAAGGCAGATAAGGAACTTTACAAATACTGGAAGCAGCAGGGTTATCTTACTGTTACCAGTGGTAATGTTACTGATTATGACTATATAACCGCTGATATGCTTAGATATGCTGATGTGGTTAATATCCAGTCTGTAGGATATGACAAGTATAATGCTACACAATGGGCTATAGATTCTACAGAGCAGGGACTACCATTAGAAGAATATCCGCAAACACTAGGTAACTTTAATATGCCTACTAGAGAACTGGAAAGGCTAATACTATCTGGTAAGGCAGTTATTGATAACAATGAAATAAATAGGTACTGCTTTAGAAATGTTACTTTGAAGTCTGATTATAATGGCAATGTTAAACCGAATAAGGCAGTAGACAAGAAGAAGATAGATGGAACTATAGCAATGATACAGGCTTTAGGTATGTTTTTGCGAAACCCTAGATTTAGCAATGAAATAATCACAATATAATGGGACTCTTTACTAATTGGTTTAAAAAGAAAGAACCAGCGCAGGAAACCAGAGGGTTATTCTGTGATTCATTGATGTATAATATGAATGGTGGCTACACTACTAATAAGGCTATGCTTCTTAGTACTGTTTACAGATGCGTGGATGTTATTAGTGACGCAGTGGCACAATTACCATTAGAGCCATACTACATTAATGATTCTGGTTATAAGGAGAAATTTATTAAGCATCCTACCTATTATTTACTGAACAAAGAACCTAATCAGAAGATGAGTAGGTTTACTTTTATAAAGACTTTGATAGTAAGTACACTGCTTAAAGGCAATGGATATGCTTATATAGAAAGAGATACTAAAGGAGATGCAGTAGCACTTCATTATTTACAGCCAGATTATGTTACTATTACTGAACAGAAGGACGGAATTAGATATAGTGTTGTAGGTATTAAAGGACTTGTAGAGCCTTGTAATATGATTCATATACTGAACTTTAGTTATAATGGTATTACAGGTATAAGCACTTTAGAACACGCTAGGCAGACTTTAGGACTGGCTACAGATTCAGAATCACACGCACAAGGATTCTTTAAAGGCGGTGCTAATCTGGCTGGAATCTTAAAGGTACAATCTACTTTAACTGGTAAGCAGAAGGTAGATTTAAAAACTAGCTGGCAGACAGCATTCAGCCCTACTACTGGTACACCTAATGGAGTGGCTGTATTAGAAGGAAATATGGACTTCCAGCCTATTACGGTGAATCCTTCTGATGCGCAGCTATTAGAAACCAGACAGTTTAACGTAATTGATATATGCAGGTTCTTCGGGGTATCACCTGTAAAGGCATTTGACTTATCTAAGAGCAGCTATAGTACTGTTGAGGCTACCCAGTTAGCTTTCCTTACTGATACATTGTCACCATTACTAGAGAAGATCGAATTGGAGTTTGAGCGTAAGCTATATAAGCCTTCTGAAAGAAGTAGAATAGATGTAAGATTTGATACATCTGTATTACTAAGAGCGGATAAACAATCTTTAGCAAACTACTACAATACACTATTTAATATCGGTGTGGTTAGTGCCAATGAGATCAGAAAGCAATTGGATTTACCTGCTGTAGATGGAGGTGATTCCCACTTTGTACAAGTAAACCTTATGGAACTAAAGAACGCTGCTAACAATATACCCACCAATAACGCAATAGACAATGATACAGACAATTTACAAGGGGACTGACTTAGTATTTAATATTAAGTTGGAAGATAAGGACGGTATTCCCTTTAGGGTAAGAAACACTTCTGAATTTATACTTAGACTTTACACCACAAACCCAGCAGAGTTTATAGAATGTAGTTTTAAGGATGGTGATTTGACTGGTATAATTGAGGAGGATAGAATAGATAAGGCGGTTATTAATTCATCTGACCTAGATAAGCTACAATCTGGACTAATCTATTACAGCTACAGCTTTAAAAGTCCTAATGCTATGTTCAATGATGCTTATTATGACGAGGTAGTTAAAGGGCAGACTAATTATTATTTGAAGTAATGGAACTACAGAGAGCAACTAAAGAAGGAGTATTAGAACTGGATAGAATCAGTGCCAAGATTGGTAGTACAGTTAATGCTGTATGGGGAACTGTAGAAGGTGATATTACTAAGCAGACAGACTTACAACTAGAATTGCAAGGTATCAAGGATTCAATACCAGTTACAGTACCCGCTGACGGTGGTAATGCAGATACTGTAAACGGACATACAGTGGAATGTGATGTACCTGCTGATGCCAAGTTTACTGATACTATATATGATGATTCCGCTTTAAAAGCCACTGTAGCCAACAAGGTGGATAAAGTATCTGGCAAAGGTTTGTCTACTAATGATTACACCAATCCAGAGAAGCAGAAATTGGCTGGACTTAGTAACTATGATGATTCAACACTAAGGCAATATATCACGTCTTTAGAGGAACAGAACAAGCTATTAAAGGAACAAGTGGAAGCACTACAGGCTAGGGTTAATAATAAAGGTTGGATTCTATTAGAATAATAATAACACGATGAGAGAACTAAGAAACTGTAATGAAATCGTAAAGATGGATTCCAGAACAGTAGAAGGCTATGCTTTAGTATTCGGTAAGCAGTCTAGGGATTTAGGAGGCTTTACTGAAGTAATAGAACCTACAGCCTTAGAAGGTATTTTAGAAAAGTCTGATATACTATGTTTACTTAATCACAATGAGGATAGAGGTATATTAGCTAGGTCTAAATATGGTACTGGAAGCCTAGAATTAACTATAGATGATACTGGACTTAAATACAGGTTTGAAGCACCTAACACTGTTTTAGGTGATGAACTGTTAGAAGGTCTTAGAAGGGGTGACATTAGTACTTCTTCATTTGCCTTTACTATCGGTAAAGATACTTGGACTAAGAAGGAAGATGGTAGTTATTTAAGAACTATCAATAGCTTCAAAAAATTATTCGATGTATCACCTGTATATAAGGAAGCATATCCAGATACATCTGTAGCATTAAGAAAGATGCAGGATTTAGAGAGCGAGGATTTAAAAGATTACTTCGCTAGACTTAGGAGTAAATTAAACTAATGAACACCTTAGAACTACTGGACAAGAAGGAACTGCTTAAAAAGAGAGCAGAGGAAATTATATCTGGTGCTGAGAAGGAAGTAAGAAAGCTAAATGCAGGAGAGCAGGTAGAATTTGATACACTTACTAAGGAAGTAGCAGATATAGATATTCAGATTAGAAAGATAGAGGAAGATAACCTTAAACAAACAACACATACAACTAATACTATGAAGGAAAAGTTTTCACTTTTAAAGGCTATCAATGATGTAGCCAATAACAGACAATTAGATGAGAGGGCACAGGAAGTGGTAACTGCTGGTATCTCTGAAATGAGAAAGGCTGGTCAGTCTTATAGCGGACAGATTGTACTTCCTATTGAAGAAAGAGCAAACATACAAGCTACTGTAGCTACAGCAGGGCAAGAGAATGTAGCAGAAGATAAATTGGGTATTTTAGAGCCATTGAGAGCTAGTCTAGTATTGGCACAAGCAGGTGCTTCTTATATGACTGGTTTAGTAGGCAATGTATCTATTCCTGTTTATTCTGGTTCAAATGTAGGCTGGGCTGGTGAAGTGACTGCTGCTTCTGATGGTGCGGGTACTTTCAGTGAAGTAAACCTAGAGCCTAAAAGACTGACTGCATATATCGACGTATCTAAGCAGTTCTTAATTCAAGATTCTAACAGTGCAGAAGAAATGTTGAAACGTGATATTGTATCAGCTATTTCTAATAAGTTGGAAGCTACTATTTTGGGTACTGCTGCTGGTTCTGCTACACAACCTGCTGGTTTGCTTAATGGTGTAACTGCTGATACTGCCGCTGTTACTTATACAGACTTTGTAAATATGGAAGCTACATTAGGTGAGAAGAATGTAAGAGGTGATATTAAGTTTATTGTTTCACCTTCTGCAAAGGCTGTATTAAAGTCCACCGCAAAGAATCAAAATTCTTTCATTATGGAAGGTAATGAGGTAAACGGCTATCCTGTTCTTTGTACTTCTGCTGTAGCAGGTAAAGGTATTGTTTACGGTAATTTCGCTGATTTGGTTATCGGTCAATGGGGTGGAATTGATTTAACAGTAGACCCATATACACAGGCTGCTAACGGTAAAGTAAGACTTGTTATCAATGCTTACTTTGATGCTAAACCACGTAGAACAGAAGCATTTGTCAAGAAGGTTCTTAAAGCCTAATATAGTCTATTTAGTAAGTAGTAAGCTATGTATATAACTTTAGAACAAGCTAAGAAACACCTGCTGGTAGATGAGGATTTTAGGGCAGATGATATGTACATTCTGGACTTAATAGCTGTAGCAGAGGATTCAGTATCTAAACATTTAGACATAGCTTTAGATGAATTAGAAACAGGTGGTAATTTACCACCTGCTATAATTCACGCTATGTTACTAATGATAGGTAACTTATATGCTAATAGAGAGCCTGTAGCATTTGGTACAGTAGTTAAACTGCCTTATAGTTATGAATACCTTATAGGACTTTATAAACACTATGAAATAAAATGAGAGCAGGATTACTAAATTATCCGATTACCATACAAGAGCCTGTAACAGTTAAAGATGTATATGGGGCTAATGGTATAAACTGGAAGGATGTTATAAGTACCAGAGCACAGGTTACATATAATACTGGAAACAGACAGAACCAGAATAATGAAATAATCCACTGCTATACTGTTACCTTTACCATAAGGTTATATCACAAGGTTAATGAGCAAATGCGAATTATTTGGAATGGCAATAAGTACAGGATTCTTAGTATTAACCGAGAATTATACAAGCAATCAATAACCATAGTAACTGAATTGATAAATGAATAATATAGAGGTAGATGCCAGACAGGTTACTTCTATGTTTGCGGATTTGACAGGCAGACAGCAAAGGCAGGTCTATAGGAGTGTTTTAAGAAAGGGTGCTGGTATTCTAGCAACGGAAACTAAAAGACAACTAAGACAGACTTTAGGTAGGGCAGCTTCTAGTAGAAACTGGTGGAATGGTAGAACCTTAGTAAGTGGGGTTAAATCTAATGCTGACCGAAACGGGACAGAAGCTAAAGTACATATTATGGGTGACTTTAGATTGAAGTTCTTTGAAATGGGTACTAGAGTTAGAAGAACCACTGGTAATAATAGTGCTTCTGTTAGAGGAAGGAATCCTATTAGAAGGCAGAGAGTAGCAGCTAATAGAGGTAATATCAATGCAGCACATTTCTTTAGAACAGCTAAAACCAATAAGGAAAGAGAAATCTTTGATAATATGGATAACCTTATAAGCCAATCAATTCAGAGAATAGCAAATAGAAACAGACTATGAGTTTACAAGTAGGCAAAGCAATATATAACCTGCTTAGTAATGATGCTAATGTTACTGGCAGGGTACAAAATAAAATATATCCCTTAATTGCTGATACAGGTACTACATTTCCATTCATTGTTTATAGAAGAACAGGTATAGAACCATCTGATAGTAAAGATAGGTTTATCTATAAAGAAGATACTTATGTAGAAGTAGCTATAGCTTCTGATAAGTATAATGAAAGTATAGAAATAGCTGATTCGGTAAAGGATGCCTTACAAGGTAAAAGGGGTAACTATTCTGGTATTAACATACAGGATATTAGAATGACAAACGCAGATGAGGATTATATAGAAGATACATTCATTCAGAACCTTACATTCAACATAAAGACAAATGGCAGGACAAGTAATTAATGGCGGTGATTTGATGCTGTTTATAGATGGCAAATCTATAGCATTCGCAACCAGCCACAAACTAAGTATAAATGTAGAAACAGTGGAAACCACTTCTAAGGATAGCGGTGGTAAATGGGTAGCTAAGGCTGCTAGAAAGATTAGCTGGAACTGTAGTACTGAGAACCTTTATTCTAATGATGGTGAAGGTATGACTTTTGACCAGTTATTCGATAAGCTGACAGCCAGAACACCTATCAAGGCTGTATTCTGCTTAGAGAAAGATTATTCAACAAAGAAGGATGAAGTACCAGAAGGGGGATGGTTGCCAGCTACTACTGGAATTTATTCGGGTAATGTTATTATTACAGCACTAGAGGCTAATGCGCCTAATGGAGATAACGCAACATTTACAGCATCTTTTGAAGGTGTGGGAGCACTTACTAAGACTGCCACAGCTTAATTAAAAGCCTTTATATCTCTAGGTTATGGAGGTGTAAAGGCTTTCTTATTTTAAATACTTATTGATATGACTATTAAAGGACAAGACTACAAACTGAAATATACTCTTAGAGCCTTATTCATCTATGAACAAATAACAGGCAAGGCTTTTGAGTTAAAGACTATTACAGATGAATATCTATTCTTCTACTGTATCTTAATGGCTAATAATCCAGACAGTTCACTAACCTTTGACGAACTGATAGATGCCATTGATGAGGATATGAGTATTATGCTGGAGTTTCAGAACCTCTTAAAGAAGGAACTGGAGAAGCAACAGCTATTCATTACTAATAATACAGATGCTAAAAAAAAGCCCTAACCACTAAGGAGATATATTCTACCTTAGTATTTATAACCATAGAACAACCAAAACTAATCAGAAATATCCGAGTGTAAATCTTTAATTACCAGCATATTCTAAAATTTAACACTTTTCGGTTGCCATTTGTCGCTTCCCAAATTTCCACATATTTTTGAGACGTATTTCTGACGTGGAGAATTTGC